CATTGGCAGAAGGTAAACGAGTAATGTTTCCATCGGCTGAAAATTTTCAAACCGCCGATATTATCATATTACCAAGTGATGAATCTATTAGCGATGCTGACTTAGTGAACGTATCGATAGAAGAATTGGATTTAACTGGAGGTGTTAGCATTAAATCAGATGGTGGAGGTGGTTCTGCTTTAAAAAATAGAATAGAATTAACTGAATATAAAAACCCAAAAACCAAAGAAAAATTATTAAATGCATTGAACACATACCAAACTGCTTACGGAAACCAACAAGACGTAAAAGAAGAAGATTTAGTAAAAGGTGAAGCTATTATGTAAGACTTATTTAAGCATGGTATTGAACTTGGATGCTTCACCAAACAGGATATAGAAAAAATTAAAAAAATTGGTGAAAAGCAAGGACAAAGTGAAATAAAAACCGCAGGTGATGCTGGAAACTGTGGAGGTAAGGAAAATCAAAAACGATTACATAGAGCAATGATACTTCAACATCAACAAATGCAATTGACGTGTATTATTAGTAACTGTGATACAGATTGGACTGGGTATTCCAATGTAAATAAAAAATATAGTAAAAAGAAGGGTAAAGTTGTAAAGGTAACGGATGATATTGCGGATGGTGTTAAAAAACCGTGCTATTCAAATCCACATCATAATCCTGGCTATACAAAATCGGTGGATAAAAATGGATGTGTTAGTCTTACACCATCAAACCAAAATCCTGCGCACATTGTATCTAAAATACCGGATTTGATTAATAACTTTAAAGAATAAAATTAAAAATTAAAAAACATAAATAATATTGAATAACCTGTTTTTATCCTTCCTTTTGATTTTTAATATTTATAGTTAATTAAAAGAAAAGAGGATGAAGACACAGTTACTTTGTACATTTACAACAAAAGGAGAGTTACAAAATACTCTACAACAAATTAGAGAAACGTATCATATAGTGTATAACTACATTTATATTTTACAAAACAAATCTAATTTGGATGAGTTGTTTATTACATATAATATAGATACAGCTTTCCAACCGGATACTCCATTGGAAAATACAATATTAATACATAGAAAGAAGGAATCTAATTCACTATACACTATTAATGCTCTTAACGAATTGGTTAAAGAGGAAAATGGCGGTGTATTAGATAATTCATTTGTCATTAATTGGCAGAAGTTTAAGAATTCAATCATATTAACAAACGCCGAAGGAACTAAAAAAATTCAGACAAGAGTTTTTGAAGTAATTGATTTCGGAGAAGGAAACAAAGAAGTTACGGAAGAACAACCTAAATAATTTTTATTATGTTATTAAAAAAAGGCGATAACAACGAAAATGTTAAGTTAATGCAACAAAAGTTGGGTATTGAACCAGCTGTAACTAACTTTGGACCTAAAACCGAAGAAGCTGTAAAAGCATTTCAAACAAAAAACGGACTAACTCCGGATGGCATTGTAGGTGATACTACTTGGGCTAAAATTATGGGGCAAGGTGCACCCATTCCCACTCCAACTGTACAAACAATAGTATCGGTAGGTGGACTAAAATTGGATAAACTGAGAGGACATATTCCTGATGGAGTAATCCAAATGATTCCTGATACAGCAGCTAAGTTTGAAATCAATACACCGTTGAGATTAGCACACTTTTTAGCACAATGTGGACATGAAAGCGGTGGATTCAGAGTAACACAAGAAAACTTAAACTATTCGGCTAAAGGTTTAGCGGGTATCTTTAAGAAATATTTCCCAACTGAAGCAGCAGCAACTCCATATGCTAGAAACCCACAAAAGATTGCAAACAAAGTATATGCAAATCGTATGGCTAATGGTTCGGAAGCAAGTGGAGATGGCTACAAATTTAGAGGTAGAGGATATATTCAATTGACGGGTAGAGATAACTATACTCAATTTGGTAAAGCAATTGGTGAAGATATAGCATCAAATCCTGATGTAGTATCATCTAAATATGCATTATTATCAGCAGCTTGGTTCTGGTCTAAAAACGGATTGAATAAATTAGCGGATGGTGGTGCAACTGATACTACTGTAACATCAATTACTAAAAGAGTAAATGGTGGAACTATTGGATTACCGGATAGAATAAAACATTTCAAAGAGTACTATCATTTATTGGCATAGGATTTGGGGATGTAAATAAAAATTCGTATATTTATAGAATATAATAACACATAATGGCAAACATAAGTTTAAAAAGACTATTTGAAGCTGAAGATTTTAAAGCTAAAAGTAAAGAGACCGGAAAATTAGTACACTTTAAATCAAAGGATTCATATCAAGCCGCATTAAAGGCTGGTACACACGAAGACCCTAAAGCCCAAAAAGGTGGTGCATCTAAAGGAGCTGCAAAACCAAATGATATGTTTGGTGGAGATTATTCAAAAGATAGAGGTGGTGAACCTAAAGTAGATAGTATGGCAACTGTTAAATCAATTGCAGCTAAGACTGGGTTAAGAGCAACTGCGGTAGCGGGATGGGCAGACGAGAATGGTGTTAATTTATCAAACTTATCAGCTGATATTGATTCTAAAAAATTGAAACCAATGGATTTAATGACCGCAATTAGTGGTAATCCTGGTAACAAATACGCTAAAGATATAATCGCAAAGTATTCACAAGGTGGTGGAAGTAAAGCAGAACCACAAACCGAACCTACTTCTAAACCAAAAGAAGCTAGAAAAGGTAATCCTACTGTAAACAAAGAAGCTAAGAAAAAAGCAGAAGAATTTGGAATTACTCCACAAAAGTTGGGTAAAGATGGATATCAAAAAGCAATGTATCAAGCGGCAGTTGAAGCATTAACTGATGCAAACTTCCACGATGAAGCAAGGGAATTGGTATCAAAGATTGAAGGAAAACCTGAATGGGCTAAAAGAGTAAACTACCCATCAATGGATGACCCTAAGTATAAAGAGAAAATGGCAGATATTAGAACTAACGGAGTAGATAGTTCGGAATATTGGGGTGGAGAAGATGGTACACATGAGTTTGGAAGAAAGGTATCACAGGCATCCGGATGGAATGGAGTTGAAGCAGCGGATGGTATAGCATTCACTTTAAGAATGAATGGTTTTCATAAAGAAGCAGATATGATACAATCCGTATTTGATGATAAACCATATATGAGAGAACAATCAACGAAACTAAAAACAATGATTAAAAAATAACTAAAAGGGAGAAACTAAAAATTCTCCCTTTTTTATTTTGACACAAGTTGTCACAAATTATTCTCATAAACGCTTGTTTATATCGGACTTTCTTCGTATGTTTACTATGTAATAAAACGATAACGATATGAATACTGTAAGATTTAACCGCCACGAATTGTTCTCCGAAAAAATGATGGAGTTCCACTCTACTACCATCCAAATAGTGGAAGATTACCACATCGCTAGAAATGAAAGTTGGCACACCCCTTTATACAATATGTTGTGTGGTATATGGGATGGATACTTTTATAGTGAAATGCTAGAAATGGCGAAGCAGATGGGATTACCCACTCACATTACTGACAGAATTGAATTTACTGAATTATACATTAGACTATAACATATGATGACTCCCCAAATCACTGCCCGTTACCTATCAAATGGAGAAATGATAGTTCGGGTACTATTTCCCAATGGTACTGAAAAAACAATGACTCAGACCGAATATGTGAATACCTATTTAAAAAAATAATTCACAAAAGACTAGGATATATGGAATCTTTTCCGTATGTTTATAGAGTAATAAGAGTTCAACTTAAACCCCTTTGATATGAACGATTTTGATTTCTTCACCGTCAATGCTTCCTCTAACCGAATCACTTCTCTAATGAAGCTACCCAATGTAAAACGTAGTAACATTGAACATAGGGTGCATTATGGTAGTAGTAAGTTTCCTACCCACATCTACAAAGTGACCTTAGCATATTACGATGTGATGGAGTTTGGACACTTTGGTGCTCGAAAGAGAGCTAATGATTATATAGAATCCCTATTGGCTTCAAAGCCCGATAATGTAATACTGAGTATAAAATTTTATCCAGTAGATTAAAAAATATTTTTACAAACACTAGGATATATGAAATCTTTTTCGTACATTTATAGAGTAATAAGAGATAACCCCTAAAAATATGAACTATTCCCAATTAAACAACATGACCCTTGATGAGTTACGAAACCTTAACTCATTAGTAGTAGAAGTAATGAACTCCAAACGAGCTATGGTTGCTTACGAAAAAAAGCAGGAGTTACGTGTTGGAATGAATGTTAAAGTGAACCACCCTAAATTGATGGGCAAACAACTCCGAGTTGAAAAAGTAAATCGTACCAAAGCTTCCCTAAAAGTGTTGAGTGGTGGGTTCGGTTCTTATACTGTTCCACTTTCAATGATTGAAATTGTTAAATAATTAAAACCCCTTTAATATGAGAATAGACGCAGACACTTTAGTTCTAATTCGGTCTGAATTTGGTGAGTTTGACCTATCCCAAGTGTGTGGAGGCTCAAACGATGTGTACCTTCGGTTTGGATATTGGAGGAGAGTAAATCTCCAAAAGTTACAAGACCTTATAGGTAGTGGTATCCAAGTGGTGGAGGATGACTTAGATGATGATGATTGTGGTACACTATATAGTTATAAACTAAGATGAAAAACTGGCAATTAATACTCACTTCTACAATATGTGGTGTGATTTTTTATTTGAGTGTGGGTGGTTCTAACTTATTAACACCCACAATTAGTTGGACAGTAGGGATACTCTCCCTATGCTGTATAGATTACAAAAAAATATACATCGCTTTACGATAAAGTATTTTTTTATTTGGTATTGTCACAAATTTATCGTATATTTGTTACATCGTTTTATCATAGAAATACATCAAAAAAAAGATTTGGAAATATCAGGTATTCTTCGTATATTTGTGTTTCCATTATATTTATATGTGTAACGGAAGTGTAGGAAAGACACTATAATCCAACCTTAAAACGTATGTTTTAAAACTTAAACTCTTAAAACTTAAAAGACATGGCTATTAACTTAGACGCAATTAAGAGCAGACTTAACAAACTGCAAAACACCCAAAGAACAACTGTAGAACTTTGGAAACCAGCACCGGGCAAACACACTATTCGTTTGGTCCCTTACAAATTCAACAAAGAGAATCCTTTCATTGAATTGTACTTTCACTACAACGTAAACAACAAAACTTATCTATCTCCGATGTCATTCGGTAGACCTGACCCAATTGTTGAGTTTGCTGACAAACTTAAAAGAATGGGCGATAAGGAAGATTGGAAAGCTGCTAAAAAAATGGAGCCGAAACTTAGAACTTTCGTACCAGTATTGGTAAGAGGTGAAGAAGGTGAAGGTGTAAAA